TACAACGAAACTTTTGGTTATAGATCACGGCGGCGGTGGCGGAGGTGGTGGCGGTGGCGGTGGCGCTGGTGTGATCAGTTCGCCGCCTTCACCGAGCGACTGATTGCGTATTATGAGAATCCGATCGAGTGTGGTCGTTTGGTATTCGTCTTGTGCAGTCCAGTTGCTACCGTTCCATGTGAATTTTCGCGCCGTTCGCATTTGCGGTGCGTCCCAAGTTGTGGACGTCCCATCGCTTGCATTGGCCGTAATTGTCCCAGCGGTCGCGCCTGGTTCGATCGTGATTTCGGGCAGCCCATCACGGTCCCAGGCTGCAAACGGAAACTCGAAATCGACTTCGGCGATCAGGCCAGTTAGTTCGATGTAATCCACAACGCCGGTATTGACGTTGGTGGATTCTGGGTTCCAGCCGTCGCGATACATTTTAAGATTCGCTTCGCACGTGACCGTGGCCGGATCTCCATTTGAATCAGTGGTTAGAATCTCGGTCGGTCCGAACTCGACACGATACAAAACATCAGGATCGACAATATCGATCCATGCGATTTGGCCCACCTCGGTGCCAGCTGCAGGAGCCTGGCCAGCGCCCGAAGGTAGATCACTTTTTGACGATGCTCGCACCGCTAGCGACCGGCCAATCCATCGCACGCCATCGCTTACGTCGTCATTGAGACGTCTGATTGACAAGTGTGTGCCAGATGCTTCGCGTCCGTCCAATTCGGCATTGATCAGGAATGGCTCATTGCCAATCGTCGCTCGATTTTCCACAAACACAGCGGGGCACCGTCCGGACGCATCGCGGTCTGGGGTGCGATCATCAGTCACGCCAAAAATCGACAGACCGTCGAAAAACCAATCGACCGACATATCGTTGACGATGTGCAAGCGTCTAGGAATGTTTGATTTAATCGGGCGGTGATAAGTCGCAATCCTTAGTTCGGTATCGCCGATTACTGGGAAACTGGCCTCGTATGGATTTTCGCCCAGTTCTAATCCGTAGACGCTATCTTTCAAAATGCCCACGTACCGAACAAAGACAAAGCTGCGGCTGGAAAACTCCATTGCACCGATGCCAAACGGATAGTCTGTATCATCCCAGTCCGACAACAACGACACGTTTAGATTGCCGCCAGCCATTGAGCCTGTAATGTGAAGCACGATTGAATCGGTGCCGAAAATGTCTTCGCCGGTAGCCTCAGAAGGTGCCCACACATATTTGATGTTGAGGGTCGCGGATGTCGGTGGAACCATGCCGAAGAAATTGCACAGTGCACCCGTCACCGGGATGACGATACTGGACGCCCATCGGCCGCCAGCGGGTAGTCGGTAATTACGCGGGTTGCCTGTTGCGACGACTACATCGTGACCCGCCAAAGACGCAGCATTTAGGCTTGCTTCGCGAAGTGGATCAGTCGTTAGAATTGTGCCGATAGTCGTATCGAGGGGAACGGTAGGTGTCGGTGAATAACCCAAAAAAGACGACACACACACACCACAACAACATCCCGGCGATAATCTGTTACCCATCAATCCTCCGAACAGTATTCGACGTCTGGAATGATCCGGCCGGCCATGATTCGCGCGTGAATGTACTTCCCTTCGCTGTGTGCGATCTCGGGGCCGTAGTTGAAGACGTTCACGCGGTGATCGGTTTCGCTGGGGTGATCGGTTGCGGCTCCGGTCGTTGCGTGTGGCCAAGCGATCCGGCAGAGCGTGTTTTGCGGGGCGGCGTATGTCCCGGCAGTCATGCCACCGGACGGCACTCGGATCAGCGTGTGCCCACCGTCAAACCCGTCGACGTCGCACAAACAAAGCTTGTTTTCGCCGGTTTCAGGGGCGGCCAGAATTCGGATCGGGCCGAATGTGCAGCTCTGCAAATGCCCACCGGCGATCACTCGGGCGCGATTGTGGGCGACGTCATAGACGCGAATCGGCAAAACAATTTGACCGCGGATGATCGCCGGGGCAACATCACCGACGGCGGCCGGGGCAAGCAGGATCGCTACGCGGCTGCGATGCGTCGGCTGGTTTTCCGGATCGGGGGAAATGCCGGTAAAGGCAAACGTTTCCTGGTACGCATCGACGTTGGCGCCCAGCAATGCGGCCCCGAGTGCGAGGGCTCGATACGGTGGCAATGCGGCGTTCGTGTCGTTGCGGACTTGCACGATTCCTTCAGGCCGTTTTGCGATCCGAGAATTGACGCTTAGTAATCCATTGAGCCAGGCCGCGCCGGCCCCCAGCATCGCGTTCCATTCGTTGGCGCGAAAAACAATGTCCTGTCCCGGTGATACTTTTTGAAAGTTCATAGTTATGAGACTGGGAACGATACCGCTGGGTTGGCGATCCCGAGCGTCGCGAATGGAATGCGGCGATAGACTTGAGAGACATACACACCGAGCGTCTTTTCGGTGATGCCTCGGGGCGGTGTCGACGTGTCGGTTTTGCGGACGCGATGACGCCAGAGGTAATCGTGACCGGGTTTTTCGGGGACGCTGATACCGTCGATCGTCAGGCCGGTAAGGTTTGGGCTGACCGCAAAACGGAACTCCATTTCCCGTTCGGCGAATTGCACTTGGCCATCGGAAAAGAACGCGAACGGCTGCGATCCGGTCGGGCCCATGAACAACACTTCGCCAGGAGCGAACCCCAGGAAAGTATCCTGATTCACGCATCCGGTGGCCAGCACAATGCTGCGCAGCCACGGCAGAGTGATCGTTGACCCGTCAAACTTTTGTTGGATGTTGAACGCCAGGGCAGGGACGGAGATTTCAACACCTTCAGCCAGGCCGTCAACGACGTTGACCGCGTTTCCGTGCTCGGGAGCTGCGGTGCCGTACTTGGTTTGTGCGTAGGCCTGAGTGATCGTGGTCGTTCCGCCGGTACCATCGAACGAAAAAGTCGCTTCGCCGATGCGTTTGGGTTGCCTGGGGCCTGAGATTCGGGCGGCATCGGGAGAGACGAACGTGATCGAGGCTTCCCACTGTTCATCGGTGACTTCCTCAATTTCAAGTGAATCGGGAATCACGATCTCGGTACCGTTAAGCACCGACGGCGTCAGGTTGATGCTCGCGAACAGCGCGTTGATCGCCGCATCGCGATTGGCGGTGCCGCGGATCCAGTAGCGTGATTCGAGTGACGTGTCGGTACCGGCGCGACTGAGTCGGTGCCTGGTGCCGAGCATTTCGAAAACTTCGATTGTCATGGCAGGATTATGACTCAAATATGACTATTGGAAAGTTGCCGGGCGTTGGCGTTCAAATGCTCGCCGCATCAGTTTGTTTTCTTCCAACTGGCGTTCGTTGACGGTGAGAATTTTCTTTTGCGTGTCGCCTTGGTTTCCCGCACCACGCATCAATGAGAATCCGTCGAATGTGCCACTGGTCGCGATCTGTTTCATTTGCTCACCAGCAGCACCGGCCCGGTTCTTCGCTTCCTGCAGCAGGGCGCTAATCGCGGACATTTGCCCCTGAGCGGCTTCGACGCTGAGACGGCCCTGGGCGACCAGTTGTTGAATGCGAGCCTGTTCGTCGCGAAACATCTTTTGGCGTTTTTCAGCCGTGTCCGCTTCGCCAGCGAAACTTTCCTTGGCCTTGGCGCGGGCTCGGCGTCCGGTTTCTCCATCGATCGCGCCGCCCGATTCGAGTTCTTTGATCCGGGCCATTTCGTCGCGGAAGTTTTCCAAAGGCGTCTTCATGGCATCGGTCAGAGTTTTTCCGGCAGCCTGCAAGTCGCTTTGTTTCTTGGCCTCAGCGGCTTGTTGTTGGGCGATCTGCAGGGCCCGCAGTTGTTCTGCCGTCGCGCCCATCAATTTCAATCGGTACCGTTCGGCCGCTTCTTCACCATGACGCAGTGCGTACGCTTCTTCTTGGAGTGACTTGACGCGATCACGCACACTGGCGTCGACTTCCGCAGCAGCCCGATCGGCAGCGGCCTGGTCGTATGCTGCGAGCGCAGCGGCCAGTTCACCCGTCGAATCGGCAGCGGCCATCTGTGCCAGTTTCATTCGTTCGGCTTGCGTTTGGCCATGCTGCATTTCAAGCGTTTCTTGTTGCATCGCATCCGTTCGCGACTTAATGGATTCCAAGGCTTTCTTGTGTTGCTCCTTTGGATCGTCGCGTTCCTCAGGCTGATCGTCATCGTCAGCGATTCCAGACGTATTTGGCATCGCAGCTTGCTGACTTGCGGAGTCGGCCTGGTTTTTCGTGTCTTTCTTTTGGTCGATTGATTGTTTTGACTTATCAAGCACGTTGTCTAGGTTTTTGGATGAATCCTCGGCCATCTTGTCGATTCCGTTCAACAATCCTTTAACGTCACCAGTAATCACCTTCGCGATCATCGACAGCAGCGAACCACCGCTTTTGATTGCGCTCCAAAGTACACCAGGAATCGCTTTGAACGCGTCGTAAAGAGTCGACAACAGTGACTTGCCAAACGCCACCGTGCCGCTGATTGCGTTGTCATACATGTATGTCAACGAATCTTTGATTGACGCCAGTCCGTTGAAGAATGTCGCTTTGATGCCTGCCCAAAGGATTTGAACAGCCTGCATGTATTCGCCAGCGCTAAGCGCGGTCGCGATTCCTCCGAAGGTTTTTTTCACAATTCCCAATAGGTTGGTCAACGTTGATTTGACCGACTCCCAAGCACCAGCAAACAATCCGGCTCGTTTTGCCGCAATTACAAAAACCGCACCGATCGCCGTCACGGCACCAATCACAAGTGCCGCCTTAGCCACCACCAACAACAGTGGTGCAAGTGCAACGGCTCCACCGGTAGCCATCGTTACCAATGCGCCCTTCAATGCGATACCAGCGGTCACGGCCGTGGTTCCCAGGGACTTTAAGCCACCGATCGCAACCGCAGGGCTAAAGTTTCGAATGCCACTGAGTGCTTGGCTAGCGAAACCAAGTGTCGTAATTTTTGCTGATGTAGCGAGAGCGGCTGCGCCGGTTGCAAGCGTTGACACTCGCAATGCCGCCATTGCCGTGACAGTCGCGTAAATTTTACTAGTGGTGGCTACTGTTGCGGCGATCAGCGAACGCATTGACGTCGCCGCAAGCGAAATCATCTGGGTGCCTGCNGCNTTGGTGACAAGAATCAATGCTCCGAGTGCGCTTTTCAATGCACTGATAACCGTCACCGTTGTCCCGACAAGCTTCGACAGGCCTCCCATCGCGAATCCGGCCAAACTGATCGACGTACCGACAGCGATCAAGGCACCTCCCAATGTCACGAGGACCGCTGACACGGCGCCGGCAACCACGACAATCTTTTGATGTTCCTTGATCCACGACAAAACGTGCGTCAGACCGTTTGCAAAGATGGTCATTAGGTTGGTAAGCGCTGGGGCGACCGCTGCACCAATGACGATTGGGATCGCTTTCATCGTTCGCCCAAATCGATTGAACGCGTCGCCCAATTCGGCAGCGTTGTTAGCGTCCAGGTCGCTGATTTCAATCCCTAAAGCCCTCGCCTCGGCCTGCAGCGCTTTGATTCCGCCAGAACCGCTAGTCAGCATTGGCAAGAGCATCGCACCTTGCTTGCCAAAGATTTGCATCGCCGCAGTAGCGCGTTTTGCAGGGTCTTCGATTTGGCTGATTGAATCGGCGATTAGGCTGAATTGTTCATCTGGCGATAGCCCAGCGAGCTGGCTGGCACTGACGCCTAAGTTTTCGATTGCTGTTTGTGCTGAGACAGACCCCTGAGCAGCTTCGCCGATCGTCTTTTGCATCCGGCGCAAGCCGCTTTCTAAGGTTCCCAAATCCGTGCCGGATTGCTCAGCTGCGAATCCCAGCGTCGAAAGCGTTGAAGCAGCGATGCCGGTTCTTATCGCCATTTTCTGAACTTGGTCACCAGCCGTCGCAAATGTTTTCGCGCTGGCAAGAATGGGTGCACCGATCGCAGCGCCAGCGCCTCCGAGTATCGCGCCGACATTGCGAACGCCATTTCCAAAAGCCTTCATTTTTTCCGCTGCGCGATTCAATGCGGCGGAGTATTTATCCTGTGCACCGATTTCGACGAATGCTTTACCGGCACGAATTGCGTTGGCTGACATTATGGTTTCACACTATTGGCAAAAAGATTGGGAAACTGGGGAGCTTCTTTTGCCAGCGCTGGCCCCATAAATGGACGGGCCTGAACGCGAATTGGCTTTTTTCTGCCCCGACGTCCAACAAGGTAAGACCGACCGCCCTTTTCCAGCACCTCCGGAACGGAAATGCCGTTGATCGATTTGAAAGCGACAGGGCCGACCACAACGGTTTTGCGCGTTGGCTCCCACGCAAAAAAGATCAGCCTAAGATTTTGGTTGGCGTTGGTATGCAGTCGCGGCGGATCGCCAGGCTTGCTGATTGTCGGATCGGGATAGCCACGGCCTAGTTTTTCGCGTTTGCGTTTTGCCCGTTTTCCCGCAGGCTTGATCGATCTACGTGCGGTTCTACGCACAAACGATCCGGCTCGCGAAAGGGTACGACGTGTTGCGCGGTCGACAGCGTTTTTAACCGCAGCACGGTCAAAAAAGTTGTCCTTCATTTTTAGGGTCAACACGTCTCAGCCTTTAGTTTTTCCGGCTCGAAAAGCGACTTTAGCGAGTGCAGACCTTCGACCGTCAACTTGGGCCGCTTGCGTTGGCGGTACGGATGAAAATCCGCAGATGTGACCGCTTTAGAGCGTGGCCCACGATTGACGTTGTACGTCAGAGCCAAGACGGCTGACGTGTGATCCCAGGCCTCAGTCGCAAAGGCGTTGGCCATTTGCAACAGCTCATCGAGCGTAAACGGGTTGGGATCGATTCGCAGGCGACCGGCTAATTGCCAGATGGTTGTCCAGTGCTTAGAGCGTCCGTGATCGCTTGGTCGATCGTCCCGTCCGCGAGGGCTTGCGTTAGCATCGCCTCGGCCTTGTCGCTGTTTTCCTTCGCCCGGCGAAGCACCTTCTGAAGCGTCGCTTTCCGGGCACCGGGGAAAAAATCGACCAACGCCTCAAGAAACGCGTCCGTTGCCGCTTCAATCGCCGATCCGTCGAGCGTTTCGCCGAATTGTTCGTCGGTGACGTCTAGCGAATCGGCTTGCGGCTTGATGATCACGAACAACACGTCGACGAAACGAACAGGATCGCCAGCCAGTTCGTTCAACATCTGAGGGCGATCGAGAATTGCCAGCAAATCGACGTCGGTCAATTCGCGGACTCGTTTCACGGTACCGACGTTGATGGAAAGATTCCAACGTCGGTTCGCGGTGTCGGTAAAGTGACTCATGAGGCTTCGGAATCAGTTGGGTTGGTTCTCCGCCGACGCTTGGGCGTGGGCGGTGGAGTCGGTTCAGGTTCGGGTTCGAGAGCGGTTGGTTGGCCCTCCCCGGCCGCTTCCGCGTCCGACCCTCCCGCAAGCGGGAGAGTGACAGGTGGCGGCTCGGGTAAATCAATCAGAACCCGCAGCCATGATGTGGGTACCTGCATGTGAGTGCACTCGGACGCGTCGCCATTAAGACGCTCGGCCAAGTATTCGACAATCGCAGCTTTATCGTTCATCGCGGGTTCTGATTTTGGTTTCTAAGTTATGAGATTGGACGCGTCAGGCACCGCTTATGTAGGCGATGCAATCGAAACCCACTCAGGCAACAACAGCGATCCCGACAGGATGTGACGGGCAAAGTCGACCTTGATCTCGATCCGGCGGCCGTCTTCGAGTTCTTCGCTAATCGGAAACTCGCTAACGATCCCAGGGAACTTGAAGCCCTGCACCGTTCGCCCAGCGATCCCCGCGTGCGGACCGTCCAAAACGCCAAACACCAGAACAGTGTCGAGCATGAACGCTTGGCGAAGTGCGGCGAACACTTCATCGGTACCGGTCTGATACAAGTAACCGAACGTCAAATCCATCGACTTCAGGCCAGCGCCCTTGGGGTTCCATCCGCTGGTCCCGCGACTTGGCAGGTCGACCATGTTCTTGGTGATGCCAGGCTGTGAGACGTCAACAGCGTTGGGGATCGGTACCCAAACCGGCGCGGCATATCCGGCGATGGGGGCGTATGCCAGTACACAGTCTTTGCCGATAGGAGTCGTCATGGTTTACCTATGAGGGAAGCGTAGCGGTTGCGAGTTGTTTGAATGTCAGCGTCCAGACGCCTCGAAAAATGTTTTGCGAGGCTAACAGGTCGCTGTCATATAAGGGTTCAGAGGTCATTCGCAGGTAGGTCGCACCGGCGAACAGTTGCGATCGGCCAGCGACTTCGATCACGTCGGCGATCGTTTGCATCAATTCGAGAAACGATTCGGCTTGTTCTTCCGTTTCGCTGGGCGTCAATTGCCAATGCGGGGCGATTTGGATGACGTGTTGGCGGTCAGTCGATACACGGGACTTCGGTTCACGCGAATGCAATCGTGGGGCGACGGCGATGCGGGGCGTTTCGAGGTCGCGAGGTTTGTAGATCGGCAACAGCTTCCGTTCGACAATCGTGTCCTCGGGCAGCTGGGCCGCTTGGGCCTGCAGGACCGTGACAACGGCGTCGGCGATTGCGATGTCGATCGATGGGTTCATTCGTCGTCAAGATCGCGCGTGTGAATGCGGATTCGTTGGTGATCGGTGTCGGATCGTCGATACGGTTTCTGGCCCGCTGGGGCGTAAACCTCATAACGATGATCGTTGTGTGGATCGGTGATGATCCAACCACGTTGCGGAACGACCGGCACTCCATCGCAGTCGACCAGCGCAGCGGCGGAAACGATGAAGTCTCGGCTGGTGTGAGTCGTCAGCACTCCATCGCGTTCGACTTCTTCAAACTCTGTTTTTCCGATCGTGGCGACCGTGTCGATCACCAGTGTCGGGTTTCGCAATCGATCGTTGATCAGGATTTCACGCGAAGCATGAGCGACCAGTTGGGCGTTCATCCATCGCGATCCGGCGGTGAACATGTCGATCGACATTGCAAGGTTATTCCGCAGGCGGAGTGATCAGCATCGACTTTTTGACCGGAGCTTTGGCGGCCAGTTCGGCGGCCGCTTCGGCACCCAGTTTGTCGACAAATTCGTTTTTCCAGGCGATCGACGCACGGCCTTCGACCCATGCAATGCGATAGCCACCGCGATTGATGTGATTTTTGCCGCTGGACGTCAGATCGGCCTTGGCCGATGCCTCGATCGCTTTGGCTTCGACTTCCAGGGCTCGCGACTTGCGGTCGAGTTCCTTTTGGTCAGCCTTGAGCTGTCGCCAGCGATCGAGTGAGGTTTTGGTGATACGCATGATGACGTTTAGACTTCAACCGGAAGTTGACCGGAAGGATTGTGGACAAATTCGCCGTAACCAGCACTTACATTCACCCAAAATCCAAGGTGCATGCACTGACCATCGGATGGACTGTCAATCTGTGAAAATTTGCCGGTAGTGCTAAATAACGCTTGTAGGCCAGGAATCAGTGTTCCGTGCACTGGACCTGTTACAATCCCATAGACACCGCCACCAGCAGCAAAAGCAGCCACCTGACCTGATGCCGCTCGGTTAATGGCGATAAAAGGGATGTTGTTTCGAAGAACAACTTGTCCGGGGACTACATCAGACGGCGCGACCATGTGGACCGTGATTGGTTCGCCGCGCAATAGTTTTACGGTTGCCATTTGTTGAGCTTTAAGTGTGGAAAGTGGAGAACGAGAGTTCGAAACGCGGTTACGATAGGCCAAGCAATCCAAGAATCATTTCGCTCGACTTTGCCCCGATCCCGTTAACGGGAATCAGGTTTTCGTGGTCGACCAGGTAAGCGATCACGTCTCCCTTGGTGATAAGGGGCGGGTCATTCGCGGCCATGATTTCGGCCAGCCTTTTGCCAATCCCAAAGGCTGCGAGTTCGGATGCGTCGGTCAGTTCTGGGTTGGTCGCTTGGCCCGAGCCAGGCTCGGGCGGATTGATCGGCGGAGAAACGTTCGGCGTTTCGTCAGGCGCGACCAAAGCACCGATCGCCACCAGCGACTGACACTCACCGTCGGTCATCCCTGCCAGTTCGCTTTCGGGAGTGCCGACGGGATAGACGACACCAGCGATAAGGGCGATTTTGGTGAGCGTACGCATGATTGAAAGTTATGAGATTTGGAAGGTATGAGAAACAGCAGCGAATCACGATTGATTCGCTGCGGATTAGTTTGCCACGGCACACGGAGTGTGCCTGCTACCTTATGCCCCGTTGTTGCGACGCATCGTGCGGTTCTCGACGATGTTCGCGCCGATGTCGTACTTGACTTCCGACTGGACACCGAACTTGCCGACACCGCGGAGGTTGGTGACGGTGACGATCGGCACTCCACCAGTTCCTTCGACCGTGACGACTTCGATCGTTTCGCCGTCGGCACTCAACAGGAACCAGGCCGTTGCCGATCCGGTTTGCAGTACCTTCGACTTCGGATGAACCACACCGTTGCTGATCCGTGCATCGGCGATCGGTTGCAGGCCGTAACGTGCGATCGGGTTGTTCACACCCTTGCCGCTGTCGTTGCTGAACGTCACCGAACCCACGGTTTGAACGACCAGGTCGGCCAGCTCGGTACCGGTGATCAAGTGAGTCGGACGCAGGCCCAACGTCGCATCGCCGTCCTTTTGCTTCATCAGCGAGCTGATCGCCAACGACAGGTTCGGACCCGAGAACGCGGCGTCGGCCAACAACGTGCCGTCGGTGGCGTGGAACGCGGCTCGGCCGGTTCGTGCCATCGTCGGGTTGGCCAACAGCAGGCCATAGACCAGGTCGGGACGCATCCGAGCGGCCGCTTGACCCATGCGGAACGGAGCGTCGCGGAGCAATCCGAGACGATCGCCGATCAAATCCTGTTCATCGATCATGAATTGCTTGGCATAACGTGCCGCGCTTTGGATTTCCTTATGGGCCGATCGTTTCGCGTGACCCGCTTCGCCACCTGCGGGCAGGTGATCCAGCGAGGCGATTTGGTCGATCCCGTGCCGGCCATGTTCTTCGAAGTCCGGTACCGTGCCGTTGGTGGTCCAGCCCTGAGTCGTATCGGGGACTTCGCGGAAGCCCATCAAGGCCCGAGCCCCAGCGGTCGCGTTGAACAACGTCGAAATCGCGTTGGTCGAGAACGCGGCTTCGAGGATCGCACGGTTGCCGCGTGGGCGGTGGCCCGTTTCGATCTCGGCACATTCGGCCAAGATTTCCATGATGTGGGCGTGACGGAACTCCTGAGCGGCTTCGGCGGTGCGTTGGAACCGTTCGTTGTTGACGTCGGCGTTCAACCATGCGGGCGTACCGGCTTCGATCGCCGCCATGCCTCGGAAGTGCTGAGACTCCACGTCGACACCGATGCGGAGCATCACACCGGCGGTGACGGCTTCGATCGTGTGGGTTTGCGATCGGCTGGACGAATGAGCGGCCGGGGCGGTCGGGCGAACGGCGCGAAGGGCTTCCAATTCGGTTTGCTTAGCGTCCCATCCGGCTTCAAGGGCGACCACGTCCAAAGGCTGTGGCTTGCCTTGGATCATGATGGTCGGGTTCTGATAGGTCGCACAGATGGTGGTGATCTCGATCACGCGTCGACGCTCGGCAGCGGCCTGGGCGCGGATTTGGGTGATGATGTCATCGGCTCCCGCTTCGACGACTACGGTTTGGGTGCCGGAGCCAGCGCCATTGCCAGCACCAGCGCCGCCTAAAGGCGGTACACCAGCGCCAGCGGCCGCCTCGATCGTTGCGGCGTGCTGGGCGGTGAAGTGTGCCAGCTGCTTTTCGTTCTTGGCGACGTCGTCAGCGTTGAATCCTGCGGCTTCGATGAATGCACGTAGTTCTGGGGACATGCGAGTGGGCTCCGTGGCCAGAGAGGCTGTGACGGTGGCAGACGCGTTTCCGTCAGCCCCGATGGGAAGAAGTGAGATTTCACGCAATACACCGCGACGTGCGATGTACATCGGACCGCGAATCGTGCGGCCGTTTACAGTTGCTGTGTCGCTGGAACTGATGTATTCCAGCTCAGGCGTTTCGACACCAACGCTGACAGCCCAGCGGAATCCGTTCTTGGCACCACCAGCGACTTTGTCGCGGCTTTTGCCTGGGACGCTCAACACGCCCTCGGCGTCGATCGATGCGACTCCGACATCGACTTTCGTAGTGTGACCGATCGGTATCGGCCCGATCGTGGCTGTACAGGATCGCGGTTTTGTTACCGTTTCGATCGACCTTCAAAGTGGCACAATCGATGATGGTGGGAATGCCGCCAGTGTCGTACATGCGAACTCGGGGACGCATCGGCCCACCGTTGTACGCACGTGTTTTCATCTTCGGCAACTTGCCGTCGTAGTCGTCATCCTCACCTTCGGCCGCTTCGATCGTTTCGGCGCCCTGGGGCTCGAAATCGAACGGTACCGCTTCGGAATCGAGCCAAATGGGGCTCGAATCCGATGCGGTGATCAGTGCGGGTGAAGCGGTTTTGGGCATTCGATTTCCAGTGTCGTGTTGTCGAAAAACACTCGCGTCGGAATCGCGTGTGGCAACGCATTCAGCTTGTAGCGCAGCACGGCCGACGCGAGTGCTTAGATCAATTCGCAGCGGCGGCGGCCGGTCGGCGGCGGCGGTTTGCGGGTTGGGACGGGGCGTTTGTGCCAGGCATCGGCAACCCGGCGGCCAGCTGCAGCTTGGCCAGCTCGGCGCGTCGCTTGTATTGCGTCACCAATTGGCGGTGATGTTGTTCGGGGTCGATCCCTTCACGCAACAAATACGCTTCGTCGGTCAACAGTCCCAAACCGTGTAAGGTTTTGGCCGCGTTCGCTTCCTTCGAAGGATCAGCGTGTTTGTGGCCCGACCAATACCAGGTATGCGGCANTCCGTTTTCGATTGGCGGGAACGCGGGCAGATAGTTCGGAATCAACGACGCTTCATCGAACCACCACTCGAACACTCGATCGATCACGTCGATTTCGCATTGATTGCGGTCGACGTCTAAGGCTTCGTAATAGGTGCCATGGTCCAGGCGTCCGGATGCGTAGTTGTATCCAGACGAATCACACCGAGCCTTGTTGGCAGGCATGTTCACACAGCGAGCGATCTCATTGAGAATCGCGTCGCGAAACTCTTTGTAAGTCGTGACCGGTTGTTCCNGCTTAAACTGG